TGCAATTGATGTAGTCTCATTACCTATTCTTTTTAGTATATAATCTGGAGACTCTGGATCAAGTGACAAGTTAGAATGAGTTTCTAATACCTTCTTTTTATCAGTCTCGTCATTACCTTGACGAATTAATAGAGTAAAAGTTCCTTTAGAAAGATTTCTTTGTGATATTTCGAAACGGAAGTTATCAACTCTACCACCATAACTACCACTTGTAAAAAAATGATTGTCAGCAGCATCAACTCTTGGTGATATTCTACCATTAGAATCGTGTGAACCACTATTGTTAAAAATAGTACCATGACCTAATGCTTCTAATTTGAATACTGATGGTAAAGAACCTACAGAACCACTATTTTCACCACCTTTAGATGTGGATACTTCAACAAGTTTTGGAACAATAATTGGTTTTTGTGAATCTAAAAATCCATATACTTGTGTGAATGCTCCGAAACCATAACCCTTAAATTGAGTATTTCTAGATCTCATATAGTCTTCATCACCACTAGATTTCAATTCATTTCTGAACCATATGTCTCTATTTGAAAATGTTACAGAATCTTTTGATTTTCCTGACAACTTGATGCTGTCACTAATAGTATCAAGATCTGTTATGGTTGTTTCTGAAGTACGAGTATCATTACCACTTCCTTGTATTCGATCAGTTGATCTAGACTCTGTTTGAGAGGTAACAATATTACCCAAATCAATTGTCTTTGTGCCGAGATCTATTTCATTTTTTAATTTTCTTGATTGATCTTTTCCCGTTTTTTGAGTAACTCCACCATCCAATTGTTCTGTTCTACTCCAAAAATCTGTTTGAGGAGTTAATTCGACGCTTCCAGATAATGCAGGTTGCTCAAAAGGATTGACATTTTCAGTTTCAGTTGCTTTAGGTTGTTCAATCCAAGAAACTTCTTCATAATTTAAAGTAACAGCATTTCCTGTCTTCCTAACATTAGAATCAAGTAATTCAAAGTCAATTCCAAAATCCAATAAATCTGGTGTTATACTACTTGCAGGAGCTATCTGCATAGTTAAACTATCTTTTGTTACAAATGGGGTAATATAATTTTCATCTGGATTTACATCAACAGTAGAAAGAATTGGATTAATAAAACTATAATCTTTAAATGCATCTACAAAGAATCCAGTTTTAAATCTATCTAAATTATTACTATCACGTATTTGTAAACTTTTGGCATCTAATTCCAATAAGGATAAAGAAGTTGTTTCCTCCAAGTTTGTGAGACGAGTATCAAGTCTACCAATGTCTCTCATTGTATATCTTCTATTATCTTTTTCAGAAATAAAAGCACTTTGTGGGGCATAAAGGAATGGAGGCAAACTAATCGTTGCTATTTCCATTATCTTATCATCTCCACTAAGAGGAGGTTTCGGTGATTCCGAAGAAGTTCCTTTTTTATAAACAAATTGACCAAATTTATTCAATAATAGTTTATCGATTCTAGGTAAATAAAATTCATATCCAACCCTTATGGTTTCTTCAGGAACTAAGAATCTAGTAATGGTTGAATCGTCAAATGTTCTTGAACTATAATGGAATGGAGAAACAGTTGCAGTACTTGGATCATATACCGGAACTCTTGGTCTAAAATCAAGAGTATCAGAAGCTCTAATTGGATTTATACCTATGGTAGGAATATCAGTTCTAAATCTTTCTTGATCATAACTTAAAACTGTAAAAGCATCTCCATTGTCTCCGGCAGGAACCACATAATGGTCAAAAATAATCGTTATTTGTCTAGATGGAGATGATGTTCCTGGATTTCTAACAATTCTGGAATAATCATAATATTGATCTCTTTGTCCTTTATCTAAAGTAAAAGAACTTGTTATATCTTTATATTTTCCTTCTGTTTGTGCTTTAATTTCTCCAGTCATATTGGAGTCTTCAAATTCTACCACATCAAATGCATCAAATTTGTTTAAGGATAGATAAACTATTTCCACCTTATCTGTTGATTTTCCAACAACTCTAGCTACAATTTTGCTATCAAATGATTTTATATTTTCACCAACTATGGCATTATTATTGACATCTAATGTACTATCAAAAGATAAAGTATCAAAAGTTGGAGCAGTCGTGTTTACAGACTCAAATACTGCTATAAGTTTTACAGCATCTGGATAATTTATGCATATTTCTTCATCTTCTACTCTAGTTCCGTATATATGATTACTATCATATGTCAGTCCGTTTGCAATTGAATTGTTTCCACCATCATTGGAACCAGAACTTTGATTTTTTGATTTAGTTACGGTAACTTTTCTACTTCTTGAGAAAGATTTTTCTTTACTGAGGAGACCTTTTTTATTTAAAGATACTAATACTTTGGCATTACTACCCGCTGCAGCATTAAGGATAATTTGTGATCCATCTAAATTTCTAGTGCTTGCAGTAATTGGAACAATAGTATTATCTGATTTTGCAACTGCATACTTTTCAGCATCAAAAGGTTCAAAACTGTAGTTGGTAATATCAGTAATATTACCATTATTTACAGTAATTGTTGCACCAATACCATTTATTGAGTCTATAATTCTGGACATTTTAAATTCAGAATTACTCAAATTTACTGAAGATACATTTTTATTGGCAAGAGGTACAAATAATTGACCAGAACCTCTTACAATAGGAGCACCAGCAAACATTGATACTGCTATATCAGAACCTGGTAAATTTCCATCATAAACACCCGGAATATCAGTAGCAATAGCTTCAAGAGTTATTGATAAACCATCATCGGTAATATCACTAACCTTATTATATGTTTCTGTATTAATACCTGCTCTTTGATATCGAACAATAGAACCAACTCTTAATCCTGTAAATGCTCTATTTCCACCTGCACGAACTTTATTACTGCTGGATTCAAAAGTTACTTCTCTAATTCCATTAGGAATTCCAAATCTTTCCAGAACACTATTAGCACTAAATGTACTTCCTTCCTTAACAGATTTGATGTTTTGTGTATTATATGCTGTCGCAACACCAATTGTTCTAGGAACATCATTTGATCCATCTATTTCAATTTGCTCTCCTTTATGGAAAGTTCCAGATGTTTGAACAACGTTAATTGATGGAGTATTTACACCTGCACCTACAGCAAATCCCTTTGCTCCACTATTTTTTCCCTTAATAAGAGATCCTTCTCTTACCTCAGAATTACTAACAGCCTGATTTAAAGTAATGCTAGTGTAAGTTTGAAGATCAAATAGTCTCAGATCCCATACGGTAGTATCATTTTCATAGTTTGCATCTTCAAGATTAAAACTATAAACTCTAGCACTTCCAATAATATCACCAGTTCCATTAAAATTGTTATATAATTGTATGACAGATGCCTGTCCAGGCAAACCAGCAACTGTGTTTACTTTGAGTATATTACCTAACTCATATCCAACAGAAATATCACTACGAATTCCAACATCTCTTGGTTTTTCGATATCTAAAACAGTTGTTCCAACTTTATCTACATCATATCCACCAACGTATGCTCTACCACTCGATATTTTGACACACATCAAATCATCATCTGGGGTATTTTGCTGCTCTGTAAGTTCTGTAGGATAAAATAATCCACCATTACCTAATCCATTATTTAATGAATTGAATATAGAAACGGTAAATGGATTAACAGAATAATTGCCAGATTCATCAAATGTTCTATCTGCAATATAATCTCTAATTATATTATATTCACTTCTTGTTTCAATTTTTTTAATTTGACCTCTATCGATACGCATTAATTCGATAAAGTTTGTATCATCACCGTCAGTGATATCTTTCTTTATAAGAGTTAATACAATTTGGAATCGATCCGCACCGGGTGCTGCAAAATTACTAAATCCTTTTGCATTATCAAATAAACTTTCATCATCTTTTGCTGTAATGATATTTTCATCTATTTGTAATCCAACTCTATATGTTGAATTATTTGTGTAAGGATCTAATACTATCTTTTGCTCACTGACATTTACAAAGTATCCTCTAACAAAATATACACCTTTTGTTATGAATGCAGCACTACCTACAGAGGTTGCATCTGCCGTGTTTAAGGATGCAAAAACTTCTCCCGCATTAATAGTTGTAAGTCCATAGGTAACATTTTCTGTACAAATAATTTCTTCACCGTTAGCAAAAAATGTTTGACTGAAATCGTTTCCACTAGTATCGTAACTTACATATATTGTAACATCATCTACTCTACTATCCTCTTCCGGCAGAAGAACAAATCTTATTTTAGCTTCTACACCAGAAGTTTGACCAATTATTTTTTTACCTATAAAATTCTTAATATAAAGAGAAATATCAATGCCAAAATTAGAAGATTTTAATTTGACAGAATAATAATTATTATCATATGCAATAGATCCTGGAACAACAAGTGACCCATCTTTAAATATGTTAGTACCAAAAGATTCTAATTGATTTTGTAAAATTGATTGAGATGTTGTTAACTCTCTTGCCTGTACTGGAAATCCCGGTTTATATAAAACTTTTTGATAATTCTTTTCAGGATCAAAATCATCATAATATGGATTTATATTTAAATTAGTTTTTTGTGCCATCTTTTTTTATTAGAATTCCAGGACAATTTTGATATCTTCTTTTTGTCTCAAATCTCTCTGAACAGCAGATCGATTCGTAATGTAAATAATATCTCCTGTCTTTTTATTTATCTCTGGTCCAGCAACCCCATTTGTATATTCCACTCCAAGATTGATAATTTTATTGTTCACAGTCGTCGTAACACCACTTAATGAGGTGTCAATATTTCTTATGTGTATATTGCCGGGATCTTTAATTGAGATATCATTAGATCCTCCAAATTTAACAACTTTAGATCTTGTAGAAACATCAATTGTATCAATAGGACTATCACCACCTCCTGTAGAATCTATTGGAGATGCAAAAAATAATGATCTATCTTGGAAATATTTTACTATTCTTGTATCAGTATCATACGATGCAATATATCCTCTAGCTATTCCCTGCCCACTACCAAGATCTTGTGTAATTTTTACTCCTGCATAATTTGTAGTACTTTCGTCTAATGATGAACTGACCTTAAATGAATCTAAAGAAGAAAATTCATTTGCTTTGTAAATATCTGTTGAGGTAGATTTTTCTGGATTTTTAATAATACCAACCTGAGCAAATGTAGTATCATTTGGAAAATCTTTAGAGGAATCATCAAATCTAGCATATACTAAAACTTTATCGGCTCCAAGTTCTTTATAAATGTCATGTCCATGTCCTTTTGATGGTGGTATAATAGGAATTAACTCACCTAAAGCAGTGCTGTTATCTGTTGATATTTGTATTGGTCCTAAATCAACAATACCGTATGTATATCCAGATCCTCCAGATATCACTTTTACAGATTGTATTATACCCGTAGCTGCAACTGTTACACTAACTTTTGCTCCAGTACCATCACCTAAAATATTTAATGTATGAGGTCCTGAAGCCACTGAGGATAAATATCCTCCAGTTTTTCCTGGATTTTTAATATATACTTTTTTTATCTGATTTTTATTTACATCAGAATTACCAGATTCCCGAATGGTTTTTATTTGAGAATCTGTTGTGGTAAACCAATCATTCGGAAGTACAATATATTCAGTAGAATCAAATTTTATAATATCACTAGGTGCAACAGTAAAGAGATATTTCCAAGTATATCCATCAGATAAAGTTATTGGTTCTATATCAGTAAAATCTGGTTCAACTAAAGATCTGTTTCCTTTTGCACTAGACTCTGATTGAGCACCACTTGATCCATTATCTAGACAAATATAAACTTCAAAATCACCATTAATCATCACATAGAAATTTGATCGATATAAATTAGTGGTTTTTGAATTTGGTGTTAAATTTGTAGAGCTATAATCATGTCGATACATGTCATATCGAGTGTTCTGACTCCAAATATGTTTTTTTACAACTCTTCTAATATTTGCAGTATTTATTTTTTTACCAAACAACATAGAATCTCTATAACTTGTTTGATAACTTAAATTATCAACCGGTGCTAAAGGCCAATCATTAACCGTTGTGGTCCTGCCGAATCCTGCCACAGTAGGATTTGGTAATCCTAAAAATACATAATAAGAATTATTATCGTCTAAAACGGATTCTATAAAACTAGTGGCATTAGCAATTCTAAATTGATCTGTTACTACGGCGGACATATCGATAGTTTTTTAGATATTTATAAGGGACTATTCTATAAGTTCGTCTATAATTGATCCGGTATTGAAGAAAGTTTGATCACCACCAAATCTTTGAACCGTTGGGAAAGTGGTCAATCCAGAATTAATTGTAAATCCCGTTACACCAATAGACAATGGTTCCGAAGATCTTTGGATTCCGGCACCCAAAATAAGTCCAACAGAAAATCTACCAATTGGATCTGTTGTAAATCCAACAGTATCTGGAATTTTAGTTGTATCTGTCCCAGAATCAATTCTACATGTAATTATCCCTGTGACAGGATTTGGAGCTTCACCACTAATAACACTGAATTCTTTTATAATGTAAATGTTATCAACACATGTAGTTCCCACACCAACGATTTCAGAATCACCATTATTAATGGAAGTAACACCATCTCCTATTTCAGTGTTGTAAATATAAACTGGATTTCCAGGTGCAAAAACAGTAACGTCATAATTTTGTTTGTTAACAATAACAGCAGTAAATGCAATCCCCAAATTACCA